CTGGGTGGTCTCTTCCATAGGCAGTGGTGCGTCCGCAACAGGCTCTGTCTCAATGGTGACAACTTCAGGGTTATCCCTAACCTCTGGGTCCACTGTATCGGCCATAGCCTGCTCGATCTGCAACGGCTCGGTGACTGCTTGCGGCGGGGCAATGACGTCGAGCGGGTTGCGTGGCGTGATGTCTTTGGCTGCCTTGGGCTTGGCCTCATCGGGGTAGTCCTGCGCTTCCTCCGCTGTGATCAGGCCCTTGAGAACATCAGGGAACGCGTCGCGCAGCGCGAAGCCGCGGGCACGCATCTGCATCATGCGCTTGGGGTACGCCTGCCATGGGCCTGTCTTACCCCACAGGCCGGCGCGCTTGGCGTCCTCGACTGAGAACTTGGCGGTCACCGGTTTGCGTCCCTTGCGCTTGGCCACGCACACGGCCACAGGGTTGGGCGTACCCTCATCCTCGAAGTATTCCTCGACGTCCTCGCACACGGGGCTGGCCTGCACCAGGGCCATGGCCGCGTCGCCATACACGCTGGGCTTGCCGTTGATGACGGCAATGTTTTGCAGGGCCTGCATGGGTGCCAGCCCCATCTCATAGCCCCATTGCACACAGACCAGGACGTCTTGCGGTTTGCCCTGGTAGGCGCGCGGGACCATCGAGCTGTTGGCCAGCATCTCGCTGAATTGGACGGCCTCTGTGAGGGTGGCGGGCGCGAAGCCCTGGCGGTTAGTGTTTACGACTTGCATCGAAATCTCCATTAAATTTAATCATCAGAAAAATCAGCTCGACAATACGCTCGACTGCCGCGGACGCGTCCAGTTCATCGCAGTTTGTCGTATCCATGACGGCCTCGACGGCCAGCTCATAGGCGTGCTGCACTTGAATAATTCCATCATCATCAGTCATTGGTGGCCTTGATCGTGAGGTTAGATTGGCGAATACTGTACGCCTCTTTGGCCGGCACCAGCTTCTCAGGCTGCGCTTTATAGCTGCGCATGGGCCAGCTTATTGTGTAGCCACCGCCAACCGCCTTGGCCGCATCACCCATGACCGACTTGATCTTGATCTCATCGGCCTCGATCTGCGCCTCGATCTCTTTGATGCGCAGTTTGTTCTGCACGATCTGCCCAGCCAAGCTGGCGCAGTCAGCAGGCAGCGTGATCTGATCGGTGGCCGCGCTGGGGAACATGCGGTCCATGTCCTTGCTGCTGTTGGGCGGGTACCAATCAATTGCGCCGCTGTCTTGGTAGGTCTTGAGCTTGGCGTCGAAGTCAGTCACGGCTTGGGCGATAGCATCCATGGTCTGCTGGTGCGGAGCAAACAGGAAGATGCGCAGCGTTGACCCCTGGTAAAACACGCACACGGCTCCCCACTTCATGCCGGTCACCATCATCTGGCCTTGCAGTTGGATCGGGCCACGCGCAAGGTCAGGCGTGTCCTCGGGTGAGACCCTAGTTGTCTTGGCCTCCAGCACGCCATCACCCACCAGCACGATCTCATCCATGCCAATCACAAAGATGCCCTTGTCTGGGTCATGCTTGATGGTCTGGCCCTTGCCAAAGCCGATGCCGTCCAGGCTGCATTGCAGGGGCAAGGTGGGGTGAGCGTATGGCACCCGTATGTTGACGTTACCCTTGATGCCCAAGCGCTTACACGCCTTTCTCAACACGACCGGCTCTAGGTCATTGCCCCATTCCATTTGTTCGTTGGTAATGTCTTGTCGCTTTTTACCATCGATTGCATCGATTGAAGATTGCAGCTCCTCATTGGCGCTCTTGTATTTACTCACTCCCATCAGGCTGGGCAGCCGTGATGCGCTCATTACTTTGTCATCGGTTAGTTTGCCGGCCATTATTTTTTCCCCTTGTTTAGCTTGTAAGACGCGATGTATTTGCCGTTGTCTGTGTGGACCGGCACCATCTCAATGCGGTGGCCCTGCGCGCGCAGATCGAAAATGCGTGCTGCCAATCGGAAGCAGCCGGCGATCTTGAGCGCGTCCATCTGCGTGATGCTGTTGCCTGCCTTTAGGTAATCGAGAATCATCTGGCTTTGTGTCATAGCTGAGTGTCCCTCACTGATTGGTTTGTTTAGTTCGTACATGGCGGCCTGCTGCTTGAGCCGGTCTGGCCGCTTCCACCCGGCGCGCAACCATGTCCTAGTTACGCCTTTGTCGCTCGGCCTCATGGTACGAGGACGTCGAAGTAGGCCAGCATGAGCGCAAGCATGGCGCAGAACATGGCCGCCCAAGCCAGAACGCTGACGGCCACCTCGATGCGCGAGCGGCGGGTGACGTACAAAGCGCAGCCGTAGTCTGCCCCATAGGGGAACGCTTCATTCATGGTTCGATGGTATTTACGCATGGTTTATCTCCAAAGGTTTAAGCTCTTGCGAGCAAGTTACCGACCTGGCTGGCGTGCCACTGGCTGCCACCGCGGGCCGTCTGTACACCGCGAGCTGACAGCTCGGCGGCGATCTCACGCAGGCTTGTCTGGCCCTGCGCTTTGATGCTGTTGATGATGGGCAGCACGCGCTGCACAAAGGCGTTGGCGCGCTGCTGGATGACTTCATTGCCGGCTTTGCTGCCGACGCTGGGGGCTGGGCTGCCCAAGCGCACGCCGCGGGCTTTGGCTGCGGCCAATGCGGCCACGGTGCGCTCGCTGATCTTGCGTGCTTCCCACTCGGCGAACACGGCAGACATTTGCAGCCAAGTGCGGTCGGCCTCGGGCATGTCAGCGCACACAAAGGGCACGCCTGACTCAAGCAAGCCAGCGATGAAGTGGACGTTACGGGCCAGGCGGTCCAGCTTGGCGATGACCAAGGTGGCCTTGGCTTTCTTGGCTGCGGCCATGGCGGCGATCAACTGAGCGCGATCTGTCTTGCGGCCTGACTCGACCTCGGTGTACTCAGCGATGATCTCGCCCTTGACAAAGCCCTGCACGGCTGCGCGCTGGGCTTCCAGGCCAAGACCTGATTGGCCCTGGCGGTCGGTTGATACACGGTAATATGCGACGTAGTTCATAATCATGCCTCACGGTTTTTAGCGTTAGCCAACACAGCACTGTCAACCCAATCGTTAATCTGGATAGGGCACTTGCCGTTTTTCTGTTGGCGAAACTCATACAGGCTTGCGAGGTGGCAGAACGTGTTTCCATTGCGCTCTGCGCCTACTCCGAGTACGCGCCATGCCCGGCCCATGTGGACAAGCGTGCAACCTACTTTGCTGCGGTCGCCGATGTTTGATGTAGTTTGTGTCATGTTTAACCCCTTGTGCGCTTCATCTGCGCGTTGAACATGGACGTAGTATAGCACGCAACTGATATCGGTTGTGAAGTACCAATCTATAGGTGTTTACCCTAGACTTTCAATCTTTTTCACAACCTACTGGTTGTATCGATATCAATGCGAGTACACTTCCAACCCATGAACAAGAAACCCAACCGCATACAAATACCCGCACGGCTGCACCCAGACACGCGCGCTCTGCTTGAGCGAGCGGCCCAGGACCAGCGCCGCAGCTTGTCATCAATCATTGACCAATGCGTGCATGACCAGTTGCAGCCACGCTATGGCCACTTGGAGCCGCGGTTGCAGCGGTTCCTGCAAGGGGTAAAGCAATGACCATTGAAGAAGCCAACCGCCTGCTGGACATGAGTAAGGATGGGCTGTTGATCCCAACCGAAGTATTGGACGAGGCGTTGTTTATGACCGGCGAGCGCAACAGCAGCCATGACAAGCCGGACCCAGATATCGAGGATTTTGTAGCGGCCATGCGTCAGTCTGGCCTGCTATGAGCTTGACCGTTTACTTTGTGGTTGAGGGCAAGCCAATCGGCAAGGGTAGGCCGAGGGCGTCAACTAGGGGCGGATTTGTGCGCATGTACACCGACGCCAAGACGTTGACTTATGAGGCGCAGATAGCGGCCGCGGCCACCAAGGCGATGGGACCGCTGCCACCGCTAGAGAACCCAGTCGATATGAGAGTGTGGGCTTGGTACGCGATACCCAAGAGCTGGCCCAACAAAACAAAGCAGCAGGCACTCGACGGCGAGGTGTTCCCATCGGTCAAGCCGGACCTGGACAACGTGTTAAAGGCGGTGCTGGATGCGATGAACGGCATTGTTTACTTGGACGACAGTCAAGTGATCAACATGGTGGCGCACAAGCGGTATGGCGGCGCGCCACGCATTGAGGTGTATGTGAACGAGTATTTGAAATGAAAGAGCCAGTGTTAAAGGGAAACGGGCCGCTGCGCCTGTGCTTCAAGTGCAAGCAGGAAAAGGTGCCGGAGGGCGGCGTGGACGTCGGGCCGGGTAAGTGGAAATGCGCCGAGTGCTGGCGCGGGGTACACAACAGGAGAACAGGTGCATGGCGCTGAAGAAAGGCAATGGGCGGCCTTGGTACTGGGGCAAGATTGACAGTGCAAATATCAGGGGATCTGTTGGCAGGCTTTGGTTTGCCAGGGATGATGAGCTGCCAGAGCTGCCAACGTGTGAGCTGGTCGAGGACTACAACGCCAGCATTGAGGCTTACGAGCGCCGAGAGCTGGCGCTCAAGCTGCTAGAGCATACCGAGCTGCGTTGGCGCGAGCGTTACGTTGTGGCTAGGTGCGTGATGGACGACGCGTCTTTTGCGGAGGTGGGTGCCGAGTTTGGTGTTAGCGGCGTCCGAATTAGACAACTTGCGCACAGGGCTATACGCAAACTCAAGAGAACTGCTTACAAGGAAAAATATGAACTGCTGTAAGGATGGAATCTGCACGCGTGGCGAGTTCTGCCAGGCTAAGTACACGCTGGATGAAGCGGACGTCGAGCCTGCCGGCGAGCCGTCGCCGTGGTGGGGCTTCGTGCGTGACTGCGTGTTTCTCGCGCTGTCTGTTGGGGCCATCGCTTTCTTGGTTGGCGTGGTAGCCGGCGTGCATGAGCGACTCGGTTGATCTGCGATGCTTGGCGTGCGGGGAAATCCATGATGGGGCTGGCCGCAAGACGCTGCCAGACGGCACTGTGGTTGGCAGCTACAGCGAGCGGTGGCGCGCGTACACCGAGGCCAAGTGGGTGTTTAAGAAGTACCCAGCCAAACCCACCAGGACACGCAGGAAGACCAGGGCGCAGTACATCACAGGGGTTGAACAGGTCCGCGGCAAAGACGCAGCCGACCAGCTCAAGCGGGACTTGATCAAGATATGGAGAGCAAGCAAGTGAGCAGCATGGTTGAGCCGGCTAGGTTCGTGTTACCCAAGAAGCCGCGGATCAAACAGAAAGACCCGCTGCCCGACCAACGCAAGGTGGCCGTGGTTCCGATCAGGGCGGTGTTTGATAAGCAGCTCACGCACGGTGGCCTGCAGGCACTCGCAGCGCTGTGCAGCTACTGCAACAAGGCGGGTGTTACCTGGGTGAGCCAGACCAGGCTCGCGCAGGAGCTGGGCATCACGCAGCAGGCAGTGGCCAAGCAGTTCAAGCAGCTCAAACAGTTGGGTTACCTTGAGGTTATGCGCAGGGGTTTCAAAGGTGAACGTACAGATACCCTGCGAGTTATCTTTGACCCAACCATCACAGGCGAGGAAGCCATCGCGCTCACCAGCGGGCCAAAGGAAGACACAAGGCCGCCAGCCATCAGGGATGAGCAAGAGAGAGCCGCTAGGGAAGCCAACGAACAACCAGACCCAGAGGGTCAGCGCAGGATCGCAGAGCTGGTCCGGGCTGCGCTGCAAAAGTCCATGATCCAGCCAAAGGAGTACACCATGCCAAAGACAGAAACCAGAACAGTGCGAGAGTTCAAGTCACAGCTCAAGAAGAAGCCTGTTGATAAACCTGTGAACAAGTTGGGGACAAGTCAGGAAACAACCCACAACCAAGAGGTTGTAATTCAGGCTCCATTCACAACTTCTAGTACAAAATTCCACAACCCACAGGTTGTACATAACACGGATAACACATTAAGTAAGGTTATTAGATTGTTAAGCACAACCAATTTAAAAAAACTTGAAGAAGCTGGAATGAAGCCAGAGGAAGTCGATCAGGCATACGACACGCTGACCGAGCTGTTCGCGGCCGAGGGCGTGCGGCCGAGCGAGGGCGTGATGACCGAGGCGATCCTGCAACTGCACATGGACGCCAAACCATGAATGCCCACAGAACGCATCAGAACGGCCAGCACGCCACGAACGCAGGCAGGGGTAGGCATAGGTATCAACAGGCTGCTGCAAGCGCTTGTAGGCCCTGCAATCAGGTTCTGTACAAACCTCAACCGAGCGTTTGGGTTTTGTACACCCTGGCCTGCTGTTGTACGAGCGCTGCAAGGGAGCGCTGGGGTGCCAGACGCAATGCGAAGTGAGTACTTACACTCAGGAGGTTTTGATAGTGAGCGCTCACTAACATAGGGTTTACCCTCCCCACCCCTCGGGGTATCGATATGGGGGTCACCCTCAATTTTTCCCCACTTTTTAGTGGATTTTGTAGACTAGCCAAAAGGAGAAAATCATGGCTTATGAGATGAGACCAGGCAGTGGTTCGCTGTTCAAGAACGACCAGAGGACGACTGATCGCCACCCGCCGTTGAAGGGCAAGGTGATGTTGCCTAACGGCGAGGTGCGTTGGGTATCGGCGTGGAGCAAGCTAACGAGTGCTGGCGACAAGTGGTTGAGTTTGTCGATTGGTGACTTGGTGAACCAGCCGCAGCAGACCAATGGGGTGAGTGCGCATAGCCAGGCCAAGGCCAATGGGTTTGCGAAGCAGCCTGATTTTGATGACGATATCCCGTTCTGATGGCGAGCAATAGAAAGCCCAGACAAATCCCAACCGTGGCGGGTTGGGGCGGGACTCGCTCGATCCAGCGTCGGCTGGAGAGGTCGCAGACGTTGGTGGGTAACCGCGAGGCTATCAGCTACGAGATGTTGAATATGGTCAGGACCAACATTCTGGACATTATGTACTTGGATGATGACGGCAACGTAAAGATCAAACCCATTAGCCAGATACCTGAATACGCCTTGGCGGCCATCAAAAACATCAAGGTCAGGACTGATCGAAATGGGAACTCGACGCTGGATGTTGAGCTGTACGACAAGGTTGCGTTGCTGCGGTTATTGGCCAAGGCAAGCGGGTTGTTGGACGCGCCTGATGACTCGGACAAACCCAGTGTGATTGGTATTAACGTGCAGCCGCCCGAGGTTGTGGATGTAAAGGACGACAATGTCGAAGACTAAAGAGCAATCGAGCAAGTCGGTGCCTATTACGGGGTTGAACCTGGATTTCAGGACCAGCCCGGTGATTTACGATTTCTTCAATTCCGATGCGTTTGTGCAGGGCATCATGGGGCCGGTGGGGTCGGGCAAGTCCTATGGGTGCGCGGCCAAGATTATGAAGAAAGCGGTGGAGCAAAAACCCTCGCCTGTGGACGGCATACGGTACACGCGGTTTGCGATTGTGCGAAACAGCTACCCCATGCTGAAAACCACGACGATCAAGACCTGGTTGGACCTGTTCCCCGAGGCTACGTTTGGCCCCATGCTGTGGACGCCACCCATTACCCACCATATCCGGCTGCCAAGCCGCGGGGATGCCGCGGGGATCGACTGCGAAGTCATCTTTTTGGCCCTTGATCAGCCCAAAGATGTGCGAAAGCTGCTGTCTTTGGAGCTGACTGGGGCCTGGGTGAACGAGGCGCGCGAGCTGCCCAAGGCGGTTATCGATGGTTTGACCCACCGGGTGGGCCGATACCCCACCAAGCGCGACGGTGGCGCGACCTGGCACGGCATCTGGATGGACAGCAACCCCATGGATGACGACCATTGGTGGCACCGCATGGCCGAAAAAGAGAAGATGTCCGGCAAATATGCGTGGAAGTTCTGGAAGCAGCCAGGCGGCGTGGTGCCGGTGGACGCGGATGATCTGCCTGACAACCCAGAAGCGAACGATCACATTTTTGCCGCCAGCAAGTGGTGGAAAATCAACCCCAAAGCGGAGAACCTGAAGAACCTGCCTGCCGGCTACTACCCCCAAATGCTGCTTGGCAAGACCCTGGACTGGGTGCGCTGCTACGCAGGGGGCGAATACACCTATGTGCAAGAGGGCCGGCCTGTGTGGCCAGAGTATGACGACTCGATTATGTCGGGCGACACTGAGGTCCAGCCCAATATCCCCATCCAAATCGGCCTTGACTTTGGTTTGACGCCGGCGGCCACCATTGGGCAGCGCTTGCCCAACGGGCAGTGGCTGATCCACCATGAGATCGTGACGTTTGACATGGGGTTGGAGCGGTTCGGCACGCAACTGTTGACCGAGCTAAACACACGCTACCCCAATCACCCGATCATGGTCTGGGGCGACCCTGCCGGCCAGGCCCGTGACGCCATCTACGAGGTGACCGCGTTTGAGTTCTTACGCACCCTGGGGCTGCGAGCGCAGCCAACCGCAAGCAACGACTTCAAGGTCCGCCGGGAGTCTGCGGCCGCCCCTATGCAGCGGCTGGTTTCCGGCAAGCCTGGGTTGATTGTCAACCGCGAGTGCAAGATGCTGCGCAAAGCGCTGGGCGGCGGCTACCACTTCAGGCGCGTGGCCGTCGGTGCTGGGCAAGAGCGCTTCCGCGATGCCCCCAACAAGAACGAACACTCCCACATTGGCGACTCATTCGGCTACCTGATGCTCGGTGGCGGTGAGTACAACCGTATGACCCGAGGCAATAACCCTCGGCCCAGTGGCACCATGATTGCACAGACCATTACCAATGCTGAGTTCGACGTCTTTTCTTGATTATGTCAGTGTCCCGCCACAGGTTTCCCTGACGCCGTACAGCGCGCTGCACTACAAGTACCTCAACATAAGCGATGAGGGGTTCTTGTCCGCGGCCAGGGCCGTGTCGCCCGAGGCCATGCTGGAATATCAGTCTGCCATTGGTAACGCCTACACCGCCATGCTGTATGGCAAACCCGTTGCCGTGTTCGGCTCGGCCGCGCTGTGGCCTGGCGTCGAAGAGGCGTGGTCTTTGCTTGGCGACGACAGCCGGACCTACGCCAAAACCCTCACAAAAATAGCAGTGCAGTTCATTGATTTCAGAGTGATATCGGCTGATTTGCACCGTGTTCAAATGACTGTAAGATGCGATGACATGAGGGCTGTGCGGTGGGCGAAAGACGCCTTGGGTTTCAAGATCGAGGGCATGATGGAGCGCTACGGCACAGATGGTTCTGACTTTTACATGATGTCGAGGGTGTAACTATGGGATTCCTATTTGGTGGTGGCGGTGACGGTGGCGCAGCAGAGCGTCAGCTTGAAGAGCAAAAGAAGACGCAAGCCAAAGCAGAAGAAAAGCAACTGAAGCAAGAAACGAAGTTTGCCCAACAAGAGCAGGGCCGACTGAAGTCTCGCGCGCGTGGCGCGACTCGCCCGCTGCTTGCATCTGTGCGCGAGGATTCTGAGCTGGGTATTCAGGACCAGACCAAGCTGGGCGGTGGCTCTTACATGGGTTAAGCCATGGACGCCAAAGCAAAGGAAGTTTGGGACAAGGACCGCCCCAAAGATTTGGGTAAACCCAAGCAGCTTACCAAGCTGCAAAAGGTTGCGGCAAAGCAGATGGCCAAAAAAGCCGGGCGGCCTTACCCCAACCTGGTTGACAACATGAGGGCGGCCAAGAAGTGACGGTGCTATATGTCAAGCGCGAGTCTGAGAATCAAAAGACTCAACTAGTCGCGCTCACGCAGCAAACCAATGACGACCAGCAAGTTGTTATCGGCTCTGACCGTCCTCTTGTTATTGCGGCAGTAAACCACCAGCGGTTGCATGAGGGCCGCGCGTTCTTTGCATACTACGTTCAGAATGGCGGCAGCCCTCTTGCCGATGGGGCCAGCGTCGACATTGTGCTTGCCGCTGGGCCTAGCACAACACCGCACATGACAATTGGTTCTTTTTGCGGTGGCGACAGTGAGTTTTTCCTGTATGAGGGCGCGACCAGCACGGGCGGCACAGCGTTTACGCCGGTTGCCCGTAACCGCACCATCGCCAATGCAAGCAATGTGGCCATGGTTATTAACCCGACCGTTACTGGCACGGGCACACAATTGTTCCGGGAGTTCTCGCCGGGTGGCGTGAAGTCGAAAGCCGGCGGCGGTGGCGGCAATTCGTTGGAATATGTGTTAGCACCGCTGACAAATTACCTAATCCGAATTACCAACGTGTCTGGGTCAGCGCAAGTCGCTGAATTGGTTTTGGAATGGTATGAGTAAGCAGCCAATCAAAGACCCAAAAGGTGGCTTGACTGAGGCTGGGCGGCGCTACTTCAAGAAAAAAGAGGGCGCTAACCTCAAGCCTGGCGTCAAGGGTGCGGCCGATACGCCGGAGAAGATGCGGCGCAAGGGTTCGTTCCTGACTCGGTTTTACACAAACCCAAGCGGGCCATTGAAAAAAGACAACGGCGAGCCAACTCGGTTGGCATTGGCGGCTAGGGCATGGGGAGAGCCAGCCCCAACCAATCGATCTGCTGCTGCCAGGCTGGCGGCAAAGGGTCGCAGTCTGTTAAAGCGTTACGAAGCGAGAAAGAAAAATGCCAAATAAGTTATCGGTTGAGCAAATACTGCAACGTCATAAGATCGCGCAGAACCGCAAGGAAGACTTCCGCTCTTTGTATGAAGATGCTTATGAGTTCGCCCTGCCGCAACGCAACATGTACTCAGGCGATTACGAGTCGAAGAGCGCCGGCCGTAAGAAGATGACGCGCGTGTTCGATAGTACGGCTATCGGATCGACTCAACGTTTCGCCAACCGCTTGCAGTCGGGCATCTTTCCCGCGCAGCGCAAGTGGTGCCGCCTAGAGCCGGGCAGCGAGATTCCATTAGAGCGCCGCTCTGAAGCGCAGCGTGCGCTTGATCTGTATCTGGACAAGATGTTCGCGGTTTTGAAGCAATCCAATTTTGACATTGCGATTGGCGAGTTCTTGCTTGACCTGTCTGTCGGTACCGCTGTGATGATGGTGCAGTCTGGTGACTCTATTTCTCCCATCAACTTTGTGCCGGTGCCGCAGTACCTAGTCAGCTTTGAGGAGGGCGTCAACGGCCAGGTGGACAACGTCTACCGCAAAATGCGCATCAAGGGTGAATCGATTCAACTGCAATGGCGCGATGCGGTTATCCCCCCAGAGCTGCAAAAGCAGATCGATGACAAGCCCACAGAAGAGGTCGATCTGGTCGAGGCGACTGTGTATGACGTCGAGCGTGGCGATTACTGCTACCACGTTATCCATGAGAAGTCCAAGTCAGAGCTGGTCTACCGGCGCAAGAAGACCAGCCCCTGGGTTGTGTCTCGCTACATGAAAGTGGCCGGTGAAATCTATGGCCGCGGTCCTGTGCTGACTGCGCTGCCCGACGTCAAGACACTCAACAAAACCCTTGAGCTGCTGCTCAAGAACGCGTCACTTGCGATCACCGGCGTGTACACGGCAGCAGACGACGGCGTGCTAAACCCAGCTAACGTCAAGATTGTCCCAGGCGCGATCATCCCAGTCGCTCGCAACGGCGGCCCACAAGGCGACGCGCTCAAGCCGCTGCCCCGTGCCGGTGACTTCAACGTGTCTCAGATCATCATCAATGATCTACGCCAGAACATTAAGCGCATCCTGCTCGATGAGTCGCTGCCGCCAGACAACATGAGCGCGCGGTCGGCCACTGAGATCGTGGAGCGCATGAAAGAGCTGTCTCAAAACCTAGGCAGTGCGTTCGGCCGTTTGATCAATGAGACCATGATTCCGCTGGTGGCCAAGATTCTGGAAGTCATGGACGACGCTGGCATCATTGCGCTGCCGCTGCGCGTTAATGGTCTGGAAGTCAAAGTCAGCGCTACATCGCCTCTGGCCATGGCCCAGAACATGGATGAGATCAACGGCATCATGCAGTACTTCCAGATTGCGCAGGGCTTGGGTCCAGAGGGCCAGCTCGCGCTCAAGGTTGGTGAAGTGCTGGACTATGTGGGCGACAAGCTGGGCATCCCAGCATCGCTGCGTAACTCGGTGCAAGAGCGCGCCCAGATCATGGAGCAAATGGCACAGCAAGCCGCCATGGCCGCGCAGGCGCAGCAGGGGCAGGGTATGCCACCTGGCATGGAAGAGGGCGCGCCGCCTGAAGCGGCGATGGCTGGGGGCATGGCATGAGCTGGGAAGAGCTAGAAGCTCAAGCCGAGCCGGTTGAGTTAGACCAAAAGACCGTTGATATCAATATCCTGATCGCTCGCACGTTCGGGACCGACAACGGCAAAAAGGTGTTGGAATGGTTGCGCGAGGTTTACCTTGAGCAGCCATGCTGGCAACCAGGTGCGGACGCGTCATTTGGGCAGTGGCGCGAGGGCCAGAACACGGTCATCCGCGATATTGAAGCCCGTATAAGGAAATCACGCAATGAACGATGAAGCGAATGACAACTCCGGCCTGCTTGCGTCTGTCGCAGAAGACGAAGAGCAGACAACCGAGAGCCAAGAGCAAAGCATCAACCCCTTTGAAAAAGACCCAGCCGCAGAGGATGATGAGCCGTTACAACGGCCTGACTTCTGGCCGGAGAAGTTCTGGGCCAAAGACAGCAATGAACCAGACCTTGAGGGGATTGCTAAGTCCTATTCTGAATTGGAGAAAGCGTTCCGCGCAGGCAAACACAAACCTCCAGAGAATGGTGAATACAGTCTCGACGGCTTAGACGGTTTATCCAAGGATGATCCCGTTGTGCAGGCATACACGGGCTGGGCGGCCAAATACGGCCTGTCTCAGCAGGCGTTTACCGAGCTGGCGGGGCAGATCGTTGAGATGGGCGGTGCCCAAGCCGAGCAAACCCAGCAGACCCTCAAACAGGAAATGGAAGCGCTTGGCCCCAACGCTAGGGCGATCCTGCAAAACATGCGCACCTGGGGGCTGGGCTTGAAGAGCAAAGGCGTATTGACCGATGATGACTTCCAAGAGTTTGAAATAATGGGCGGCACTGCCCGCGGCATACGGGTTTTGATGAAGATTCGGGAATCACAAGAGGGCCGTGTGCCAATTGAGATGCCGCCAGCGCAGGGGTCTATGAGTGAAGAAGAGCGAGCGTCTATGCTGAACGACCCTCGGTATCTGACTGACCCGGCATTCCAGCGCAAGGTATATCAGGCATATGGTGTTGTGGAATAGACAATCGCAGTTGTCTCCAAAGGGTGGGTAACTACCCCTTGCCCCAGGTAACCCCTGGGGCTTTTCTTTGCCCGCTCGGTGGGGGTTGACAAGATTTCAACTACATGAGATACAATGGCCGCATGGATAACTTGTAAGTGAACACTTACTTGCCCATGAAGACTGTGGACAGTCCAGCGGCGCGCTGTAATGCGCAAGTCAAGGCCCGACGCAAGTCGGAGAACCAGCGGCGATAAGTAACCTTTATCAACCGTTTTCAGGAGAAAACAAATGGCTATTAGTATTTCAAATGCCTTTGTTACGCTGTTCGATGCGGAGGTGAAGCAGGCATATCAGGCTGACGCCGTGCTGCGCAACACTGTCCGACTTCGCTCTGGCGTACAAGGAGCGACTCACAAGTTCCCCAAAATTGGCGCTGGTGTTGCCACCGTGCGCGTTCCGCAAACTGACGTCACCCCATTGAACGTCGATTATTCACAGGCAACTGTCACATTGGCTGACTACATTGCCGCTGAATACAGCGACATTTTCAACCAGGCTAAAGTCAACTTTGACGAGAAGCGCGAGTTGGTTCAGGTTGTCGGTAAGGCCATCGGCCGCCGTGCTGACCAGATCGTTATTGACGCAATCGCTGGTTCAGGTACCAGCTTGACCGTTAGCAACGACATTGGCGGTACCGATACCAACTTGAACGTGGCTAAATTGCGCGAAGCAAAGCGCTTGATGGACGCCAACAACGTGCCCATGGATGACCGCTATTTGCTGATCCATGCAAGCAACCTGTCCAACTTGTTGTCTGAAACCTCTGTTACCAGCTCTGACTTCAACACCGTCAAGGCTTTGGTGCAAGGCGATATCAACACGTTCTTGGGCTTCAGCTTCATCACCATCGGTGATCGTAGCGAGGGTGGCTTGACCGGCGGCGGCTCTGGTTCCGACCGTAACGTGTACGCATGGCACAAGTCTGCCGTTGGCATGGCCGAGGGCATGGGTATCCGCAGCGAGATTAACTACATCCCCGAGAAGACCTCTTGGTTGGTGGCGTCAATGTTGTCTGCTGGTGCTACTGCCATCGACGCCGGCGGTATTGTTTCAATTTCTTGCCGCGAATAAGGAGGTCATCATGGCTTTTAGTGCAACTGGTTTCACCACTTACGGTGCCGCTAAAGCTGGCAATGCGCCTAGTCTGTATGGTTATTCCACTACAGACGCCATTGCTGATGTCAACACTGCTGGCTACTTCAACAGCCTGGCTAACACGCTGCGCGTCGGCGACGTTATCCTGGTTCGCTCTTCTACTGGCGGCACACAAGCCCTGTCATGGGTTTATGTTGCATCCAATGCAAGCGGCGTAGTTGACGTAACCGATGGTCTGACCATCACAGCTACCGACAGCGATTAAGCTGCCGTAGGAAGCGAGTCAGCCCTTGGGTTTATCCTGGGGGCTGGCTTGCTCGCATAGGGGATTTATATGGCCGCTGGCGATACCGCATTGACAGTTTGTTCGGACGCGCTACTACTGCTTGGTGCCCGTCCTATTTCTTCATTTAACGAGGGGACAGACGAGGCCAACCTGTGTGACCGACTCTACCCACACGTTAAAAAATCTACACTCCAGGCTTACCCCTGGTCTTTTTCGTTTAAAAAGGTGCAATTGGCGCGCACCATCAATACACCCGTAAACGAATACAGATACGAATATCAACTGCCGTCGGACCGATTGGGGACAATTCGGCGCGCATTTACGTCTACCGCTGTCGGCGCTGGCACATTCAATGCCTGGACCATGCAGGGCGATAAGCTACTGACAAACGAGCAAACAGTTGTTGTTGACTACCAGTATTTGCCCGATGAGTCGGCAATGCCTGCGTACTTTGTCCAGCTACTGAATTACATGATGGCTTGGCACTTGGCTGATCCAGTGACCGACCAAATATCAAAAACACAATACTGGCAGCAAATTGCTGTTGGCTCGCCTGGTGAGAATAATCGCGGCGGGTATTTCCGCACGGCCATGGTCATCGATGGCCAGGGTAATGTCACTCAGGCGTTTGAGGATTATTCGCTAATTAACGTGAGGTTCTAATGCCGCGCCTTACGCTAATACAGACAAATTTCAGCAGCGGTGAAATCGATCCGCTGTTGCGTGCGCGCGTTGATCTCGACCAATACAAAAACGCAAGCGAGCGTCTGGAGAACGTATTAGTCCAGCCCCAGGGTGGCGTGCGCCGCCGCGGTGGCCTAAAGCATTTATTCCAACTGCCAAGTGGCGCGAACCCGCAAGACGGCACGCGGATGATCCCGTTTGAGTTCAACGTGGATGACAGCTATATGCTGGTCTTCACGCACCAGCGCATGTATGTGTTCCGCGATAAAGTACTGATCACTAACATCAATGGCAGCGGTAACGATTACGCGACGGTCTCGGCCGTAACCAGTAGCATCTTGTCAACCATGTGCTGGACACAAAGCGCTGACACGCTGATCCTGACGCACAAAGATATCAACCCGATCCGCATCTTGCGCGGGGCAACCAACGCTGATTGGGCCGTAAGCAACCTAGCTTTTGATTCAATTCCCCAATACGCATTTACGCTATCCACCAGCAATCCCGCAGGCACACTGACGCCATCAGATACTGACGGCAGCATTACTCTTACCGCGTCATCTGGCGTGTTCAGCGCCGGCAGCGTAAACCAATACATCAACGCACAGCCGCAGGGCCGCGCGCGCATTGTGTCTTACAAATCCAGCACTGTGGTTGAGGCTGTTACAGAGATACCGTTTTTTAGCAACGCTGCGATTGCCAATGGTGATTGGGAGCTTGAGTCAGGATACG